AGAAATTGAATTTAAAGGAGAATCAGGATACATGGCTGCAAAAAATGAAACTCAAGCATGTTATGAAGCAACTGAGAAAGCAAGAAAAGAAGAACAAGACAGTATACTTCATAAGATTAGAGATTTCTTTATTTTGACTTATTTTACAGTCTTAATGGGAAATCTTTGGGGTCAATACCGCCAAGTTATGGAAAGAGGAAGATTGATACGGATAGGTCAAGTGTGGTGGTATGGTGGAGCGCAACGCTTTGCTGAAGATCTCAAATATAATGATCCTGATTTTATATGGGAAGATGGAGATTTTAAAGGATTGGATAGAACTATGAATCGAGTTTTACTAGTCCTTTACCTTACTTCAGCCTCTATCTACTATGCATGGGATAAGATGAAAATTGAGGATGCTAGATTGCTAAAGGCAGTTTTACGATATCTAGTGAATAGCATCTCAGTTAAAATTGTTAACGTGTATGGTAGAGTATGGAAACTGATGTATGGTGTTATGCCTTCGGGTATATACGAAACCTCTCATGGTGACTCTTGGTGTGTTGCTTTTTTATTCTTCTTATATGTTAGATACGTGATTGCTACTAATCATAAAGCATCACGTTTAGTATCTCAAGCTCTTAAAAGAGGATATATAATCATCGTGGTATATGGCGATGACCATCTCCTTGGAATTCATAAATCTGTACATCCATACGTAAATGAAGCAGGATTTGTCCAATTCGTAAACAAATACTTTGGGATGACAATACGAGACGCACGAACTATACGTAGATTTACTTCTACATTAGCTCATGACGGTACATTATCTTATAAGGGTGCAGTATTCCTAAAGCGATATTTTGTCGAAGTAAAAGAGACAGGTCTCCCTTCTATTCTACCAGCTAGACCAATAGAAAATATTATAATTAATTATGCTTATGGTAAGAGTGCATCGAGACAAGCTTTGGTAGACTATGCTTTGGCCATTATAGGTCAGGCTTATGATTGTGGTTACAATATAGTTGCATATAGGTTTTGTGAATATGTATGGAAAAAACTTAGAGATGATTATAAGATTAATTTCGACATGGAAAGTTTAATAAAAGAAAAACTGGAAGCTAGAGGAGATAATGATATAAAAAAATTAATAGCGCGATCCGGTATGACGATTGATGAGCTAAAGCACGGATTCCCTACATGGGAACGATGCTTAGCTATGCACCGAGACAACCCTGAGAAATCGGATTTTGATAGGGGTAAACTGTCTCGATTCATGACAATGGTACATGAGTAGCGAAAAGACACTATGTGTATGAGCAAC